GGTGTTGTTGATGATATATGGTGGCATACAAGCTATCCACGCTATATTACCGAAGACTATTATCTATCGTATCGCTGGAGAAAGCTAGGTGGTAAGGCATGGTTAGACACCAAATGCCAATGTGGACACATAGGTTTTACAGATTATCTAAAGCTTAATGCCCAGCTAATGGAATTAACTGAGCGATTAAACGATACCAACTTAAAGCTCCAAATGGCTCTCCATAAGGAGCGAGTTGGTGATAATAATTAAGCTTGTGAAGCAACAGATACGTGGCTCGCGGGTGGCGTAACCTGCGTAGCAAACGGATTAGTTACTGTGGAATATTCAACTGGTGTGATTACAAACTCACCAGGTATATTCTTACGATTATCTCCAAAGTGGATGTTATATTGAAAATAAGCATAAGTAGCTGCTTCTGGATGTATATTAATACTTAAGTTAGTATTTTGCGACCAGATGGTGTGTGAATCGGCATACCACCCACGAACGAAGATAGGCCCTCCATTAGGATTGGTGCAGTTATTAAAACTAATACCACGAGTCTTAGGACGTACAATTTGATCGTAGATTGTATAGTCACCTAACAATACATCGTTAATCTGGCAGTAGTTAAACTCTACATTCCAAACGCCAGCTTTAAAACCAGCATCGCACATCTGACTTAAATCTGTAAAAGCATTGGTAACACGTTTACGAGCAACGCCAGTGTTAACCCACTTACAGTTGTTAAAGATTACATTACCACCTCTAACTTGGTCATACGCTCGCTCAATACCGTCTTTAAAAGTGCAGTTATTGAATACTACGGTGTTGACCACAATGGGAGTACAGCCATCCGTTGCGAGACTGGCGGTTGCTTTAAATCCCCAATGTACTGTGCCACCATCAAACGTACAATTATCAAACTCAGCAGGACAATTATCGCCATTAAGTGTGAATACTGACTGACCATCTGTTTTATGCGTTGATGAATCTGGATCATAGCTATGATTAACGTCGTATGTTTGATTTGAGTATGTGTTCATAATTTATTGATTTAGCCATGAGAGGCTCGAACTCTCATCTTCAGACACTGTGTAGTGCGACTACGACAATGCAGTATTATTCATACTCCTGAAATACTATCCTTTGTACGAATGACTAGATCAAACCAACACTTTCTTTGCTACGTTTGTCTTGCAACACATAAGCAGAGAAAGACCTAATCCTAAAAGGATCGAATTTAGCCTTTTTAATATCTCTATACACCTTATTTCGAGTTATGCCTTTGGCCTTAGCTATATCTAAAACCGTAAAAGATATATGTTTTGATCTCATAAAACATCAAGAATTGATAATCCACTTCCTAGTAATTGACTAATACCGTCACTAAATGCGTCTACTTGGTCGTCATGCTCATGGGTGTCATCCTGCGTAAATGCCGACAACTCCATAAGAAACTCTGGTATCCAAGGTGCGTCTTCTTCTTTTGGTATAAACACCATGCCAGAGTCTACAAATGGTAAAACATCGTTAATACGGCTACCTTTATCCTTAACACGAGTAATACCTTCAGTTGGTATCCCAAGTTCACCTAAAGCCTGCATAATACCAGGACCAGAACCTGCCTCTTCTATGATAAACCTACTAACTGGGAACTCAGACTGTTCTTGGCAATGTTTCTTATAGAATACAGCAGCAACACGTACAAACTCTGGAAGTGTCCATTTTCCCCTTACTTGATCGAGCAAATAGGCTTTTTGGTTAAACTTAGCCCAGCATTGTATCACATAGTAGTCATTGCCCTGCCCCTTCTTAATAGCCGTATCGCAAGTTAGTATCTTATCATCCCAGTTGTATAGCTTACCATCATGCTTACGAAGTGACTCAATTTGAATAAGATTACCGCCAAGAGCTATAGGCTCCTGTTGGTACTGCGAAGCGAGTACATACCTACCTATACGTGTCTTTTTTAGCCCAAGTAGGGTTTCGGTAGATATGGTTTCTGGTATGATGGATTCATCATTGACCAAAGCAGGAAATTTTAACAAAAGACACTGGTCTGGATAGTTCTTTAACAAATATCCACAAAGGTCATCTGGACTTAGCCTTTGAGCGTTTAAAATTATAGGACAATACTCGTCAGAATTGCGACGTGACTTAAGGGTGGTTTCTACCCATTGACGTACCTTACCTGATTCTACCTTACTTAAAGCCTCATCTGGTTTTGCAGGGTCATCTATACCTATAACACCCCCAGCAACTCGTTTTAAACCAGCCCCCTTACCCGTAAGAGAGCCACTGGCACCTTCAGCAAAGGCCATACCGTTAAATCTAGTAATAAGCCTATCTGCCCTTTGCCCATCCAACAAATCCCCGTATAACGAACGAAACCATGGTTCCCGTAGGGTTCTAGCAACATATGCAAGCGACTGTTCAGCCAAATCTCCAGAATAACTCGTATGAATCATCATAGAGTCTGGAAAATACGCCAATCCCCAACAGTAGAGAGCCTCAAGGATCTTAGTTTTACCAGTACGAGGTGGCATATTAACTACCACATACTGTATCCCTTTTGGTAACTGCCCTAAATATGCCTGTTCCAATGTATCACATATCGTCCTATGGAACCCCTTAAGTGGTAACTCTATCCTATTCTCTGGTATAAACAACTCGCTGAAAAACTCATAAAAGCTTATACAGTCGTTACTTGGAACATAAATCTCCTCACTTGTTTCTGTTATATCTGTATAGGTGGTCATTGTATGGTACCTTAATTTATGGTACCTAAGTTTATGGTACCAAAAAACTTATATTATAGTATCTTGAAGAAAAGGGGACCCAAATCTAGGACGCAGGATAGACTTGATTGATTTCTGGGTAAGCTTGGACCCCCCTACAAACATGGTTTTAATAGGTGAGCGTGTTGAATAGGTGCCAGGCCAGCTAATAGGTGAGCGTGTTGACCTATTAGGACCAGATTGCACAAGACATGGCGTGTCTTGGTTATTTGCTTATGTAGTTTAGTGCTATTTTTGCTTTGGAATAGATTGATGGAGTGACTAGCCTAGCCATTCTTGATTCAGCTAGTGATTGTACTATGCTTCTTAAATAATCCCTCTCTTGTGCTAATGCTAGGTGCATTATCCTTAATTCATCTAATGCTTTATTGCGTTTGCTTTTGGTTGTCATTGGTTTGCGTGGTTTTTTCGTTGTCATATACAAATGCTTCTATTTCAATCAATGGTAACGATTCGTTCTTTCCTTCCCCCATAGATGATGAGACGAGAGAGGCTTGTTCACTCCCTTTTGGGGTAGTTTCAGCTTTTGGGGGTCGAACGTCTTCTACAGTTTCATTAGCTTTTCTTAACTCTCTAGCTTGTCTGAGAGCATTGATTTTATCTTTGATGCTCATCTTGGGGTTAGCTGAGAAAGTGGCATTTACTTCTATTTTTTGGTTATTTGTACCATCCATTTTATTGTAAACGTCAATGCATCTTATTCTAGTATCTGGCGAGTTGTTTTCGTCTGTAGCTATGTTTGCTAAAATTTGGAATCTTTCAGCTAGGGATAATCCAGCTTTTTTTTCAGCCTTTTTCGTTTGAGTTCTGAGATAGCTCTGAATTTGGGGTGAGTTGAAGATTTTTTGTCCAGCACTTCGAGCTAGTACTATTTTATAGTCACTAGGTTTCTTATAAGCTAAAATGTATGCATTGGCTTGGGTTTTACCTTCTAAAATATGATTAGCAAAGGCTAACTGTTTAGGTGATAGTCCTTTATCTTTGGGTGAAGGTTGTAAAGTTTCCATTGGTGTGATGAAGACAATCGATGTCTTAAACATATTACTAACCCTCATGCAAGGTTATAGTATTAAATAATTATAGAATAATGTACAATATACTTGTAATTAAATTATAGTTTAATAAATTAAGTACGTTAACCAATTAAAACTATGACTACTAAAGACATCAATAAAATCGCATTAGTACTAGCTAATGAAATCCATTACTTTGGAAATCAAAGTAATATTGTCGAAAGCGTAGACGACAACTTAAACGCATTACGCAATAGCACTTTGGCTATAATTCGTGAGCTACAACTGATTAAATCACTAAAACAATCTAGAAAAGTGCTTATTGATGATATTGGTCAAATTGTATTGGAGGATATTACCAATGCATAAAAAAACCAAAGTTAAACCTTCCGATATTCTTTTAGGTATCGTGATGTATACGATTATCTTTGCTTTTGCTTACTACTTTTTTGATCAACTTTTTTTTAACTAATAATTCTAATTAAATATGAAACTATTAACAGATGCTAATGCTAAAACAGTCAAAGGTGAAAAATTTGGTATATACACAACTATACTTTATTTAGCACCTTCGAGGGAAAGTGGAGTTATCAACACTTGTAAGTTTGCTGACTCGTGTGCGAGTGTATGTCTTTATAAAAGTGGGCGTGGAAACATGCCAAGTGTGATTAAATCTAGAGTTAGAAAGACTATAGAATTTGCACACAATCCTAAGTTATTCGTTGAAAATTTAGCTAGTGATATTGAGGAGGCACAAGTAGTAGCTAATAATAAAGGTTTAAAGTTAGCTATTCGTTTAAATGGTACATCTGATTTACCTTGGGAATCGCTTGGAGGTTTTTTAAAGGTCAATTTAATGGAAAGATTTCCTAGTGTTATTTTCTACGATTACACTAAAAATCCATTTAAAGCTGAATTATTTGCTCAAGGTAAGATGCCAAAA